GCCCAGATACGAACTAAGTCATCAGCTTCCATATCGTCAGCTGGTACTGCATTATATTTATTTAGTAGCTCAGCATGGACTGCACCTAAGCGTTGCTTAAGATCCCAGTCTAACTCTGAGCGATTAGCTTTATAGTCTTCTATTACGTCTTTGCGGAAATTGCCTTTGCCTTTAACCGCAACACGCATATTATTTCTGTCACACCATGAGCCTTCAATAGCTTCTTCCATTAACTCATGAAGAAACTCTACAGCATCATCAGGTGTGTCCTTAGCACGCGCAGCCCAGTGGACTACAACGTCTGCATCGAATATACCTTGCATTAATATTTTCCCTTTCGGTTGTATTCATATAACAACCAATTTTCTAAGTCATACGCTTCGATCTCGTGGGGTTGATTAGCGTATGGCAAGTCATAATTGAACTCATCGCCACGCTCTTCTTGCATGACGTGAACTAACTCATGGCAGATCATGCGTTTAAAAACGTCTAGATCTTTAAGTAGCTCTTCCTTAAATACGATATAATAAGAGCGGAACTCTAAGCCATCACAGATCTCTGTATCTGCAAACCCACAGTAAGCCTGAGCCTGATCACCTTCGTCGAAGTCATCAACTTCAGCGGAGATAATCAGCATGCGCTCAGTCTCGATTTCGTGGAAAAGGGTAGGAGCTACCACTTCAAAGATATCTCCTACCACGTCATCAATGTTAAACATATTAGACCTTTCCGTCGCAGCCTCCACAGCCACAACAATTAAAATAAACAGACAAGTCAGGCTCAACCCATGAGTCAGGCTTTGAGGCATCAGTTACTTCGATACCCGCAGCTCTTAACTTAGCGCCAGCTACTTTCTGCATATTAGCTTTGTGTACTTTCTCAAAGGCGTCGTTGACTTGGTCTTCTGATAAGCCCATCTCAAACATACCGCCCATAGCGAAATAGACGATATCGATTAAAGCATCGAGCTCGCCTTCAGGTGTTGTTGCTTCAGCAAACTCAAGACACTCTTCAGACATGAAGACTGCTCTTGCATGATGCTGCTGAATTGTCATTTGCTGAGGCTTTTCAGGTTGTGTCTCGCCGCGTATTTCGCGGTTAAACTCATAAACTTTACTTAGCATTTAAGCCTCCAACTTCTTTAAAATTTTCTACAAACGTTTTACCATTGCCGTAATCAAACACAGCAACCAATGCAATGACTGGCGCTGTGATTACTACAATTACTTTCTCAAAAGTGGTCAACTCTACCACCTTCCTCAAGATATGCATCAATGAGCTTAAAGTGACGGGAATAAACGTGTGCAGAAGCTACTTGCCACATAATCGGACCAAGCTTTGCGCCTACAGCGTCAGCGATCATTTGTGAACACCATAAGTGCCAGTGCATATCAGCACGGAAACCGAAGATGATGTCGTTAGAACGCATCTGTACAGTTGTAGTCAGTACGTCATCACGGACGTTGTACATTACAGCATTAGTACAGATAAAGTCAGACATGCCGTCTACATTCCACTCTTCATGAATAGAAGGACGAGTGTAGATAGCTGCAGCCTGACGTGATGTGCGATCACGCTTAAGTGTAGCGATTACTTTGTCTGTCTGTGAACCGTTATCTGGGTGCATTGCTAGATAGCCGTAGTTAGAGTTAACATTACGGTTATTATCAGCGATCATATCCCAGATCTGAACTTTCTTACCCCACATGTGGAATAAGCCGTCTACGTTACGTGACATAGACTTAAACCACTCAACTTCGCAATCAGCGTATTCATGGTTTAGTTTGCCGAAGATATTGTTCTCATCAGCAACGAAGGCTAAGCCTTGTACTTCGAGCATCTTACCTGACTTGATTGTGTCGATATGTTCGCCACGCTCATGCATGCCAGCAAAGATTGCTCTTACGTCTGCAACAGTATTATGCATCAGTGTTTTCCTTCTGTATTAAGTTTAAGTTTGCAGGACCGAAGTAAGCAAAGCCGCCACGCCATGTGACTGTGCAGCCAACTCGCTCGCCAACCATGTCCTGTATTCGTTTGTCATCAGATCTGCTAATCCAGTCAGGATTACAGTTAACCATCTGATTATCGATGTAGATGACATAGAATTGCTTCTTTGCCTTCTTAGCGACACCTGCTTGTACAGCTGCCGACACTAGCTTGCCTTCGATAAAGTCTCGCTGGTGTTCGAATGCTACACCGTTCTCTGTGTATTCAGTATCGTTGTTCCACTTATTGTAGTACAACTTATCTGTTCTAGCGTTAATTGCTCGCAGCCAGCCTGTCTCGAACGCTTGCATCTCACGGGCTGAGCCGTAAGCAAGTATTGTACGTTCGAAACAAGATGGATCTGCTGTGTAATCAACAAGGAAGTCTTTACTACTAGCTACATAACCGTCATCAGGATGACCGATATGAAAGCCAATATATGTTCTACCGTTGCAGACATTCTGCCACTGGTAAACAAAAGCTTCATGTTTAATTGACATTATTTCTCCTGACCGTTCATCTTACCTTCTGCAAATTCGATAAGGAACGCCGCGTAGTTAATTAGGTCGCGTGCACTATCTTCGACACCTTCGAAGTTAGCTTCACCGTCTCTCACAATCTGTGATTCGAGACGCTTGACCTTAGTGAAACACATATACCAGATATCACGTAAGCCGTACGGATAGTACTCTGCTTGCGGGAAGCCGTTATATGCTGCACCTTTCTTTTGCATAAGCTCAGCACATTCATACAGAACTTCTTCTGCGCGACGTGAAGGCTTAGCAACGTCTGTAGGTGACGGGATATCGTAGGTGTTTAACCCAATATTTACTTCAAACCAGCGATGCATCATGCACCATTCAGCTCGTTCCATAGCACCATACTGCATATCTGCTACTGTATCAAAGATGCCGTGCTCGTCAAAGCAAGCATAAGCGTCTAAGCCAAAGAACTGGCGGATACAATCGTCAATATACTCTGGGTATGTCAGATAGTCTCTGAGCTTATGAATGCCAGACATTTCTAAGTTATGAGCGAACTCTTCACCGAACTTGTCTACAACATCGTTTGATGTCTGAAAGATAAACATCTTAATTTCGTCTTCTGTTCTTTCAATCATAATTTTTCCACTTCTACGCCTGCTGTGTTTAGGAATTTTAATCCTGCCTCGTCTCTATAGGCGTCTTTATAGACGAGTCTTACGACACCTGCTTGATATAGCTGCTTAGCACAGTCAAGACAAGGTGATAGTGTTACATACACTGTAGAGCCTTCTGAGCTCAAAGTGCTTTGCGCGAGTTTAGCAATAGCATTACTTTCAGCGTGCAGCACATAAGGATCAGTTTGAGATGTAATATAATATACATCGTTAACCATCACCTCATGCGGTAGCTCACACATGTTAGTAAAGCCGGAAGGCATACCGTTCCAGCCCATCGATAAGATGTTAGTGCCTTTAACGATAACGCAACCGACTTTACTTCTATTAGCGTGAGACTCTTGTGCTATACGCGAAGCAATGTCCATATACATCGCATCTTGTTTAGCTTGATTTGGCATTACTTAGCCTTTCTTAAATCGTGAAAGCGACCTGTTTCAGCTGAGTTGCGAGGACCCATCATAAGCAGGATTTCGTTGCTTATTGGTTTGCCTTCATTATAAGCTTTAAGCTGATTCGCACGGCGTGCAAAGCTGTTACCATAGTCTTCAATGCCGTTGCCACGGAAACGCTTAGCTACGTTTGGGCGTTCACCTTTGGAAGTGTAGCTGTTACCTGATTTCTTTTTACCCTTAGCCATATTAGCCTCCGTAGTATTCTCTGTTATATTCGCTAACTAAGCCGTTCATAATTGACTTAGCTAATTCCATAGATTCGTCGTGTACATGTTGCTGCAGTTCAGCGCTTAGCTCTTTGCCGCTAAAGCCTTTTGCGCCTTCAACTAATGGCACAATTGCTGGTAGCATTTCTTCAAAGATAAACTCATAAATTGCTTCGTCTATGTACGATTCAAATTGATCTTTAAATAGATCTATCATTTGTTGATCAGTTGATTGCATAAGCATACTCCATAATTTCTAATATTTCTTCGTCACTGCACTCAGCAAACGTACGATACATTTCTATAATCATACGCTCTGTGCCTCTAATGAAAAACAGATTATCGCCGCTTTCTGGACCAGCCTCTTCTGCAACGCCTACGAGCTCTAGCTCAAATATTTCAAGATTACGAGCAAACTCTTCGTATTCGCTTTCTTCTGTCAATGGTAGTTCCATTTCGACAATATACTGTTGTTTAGCCATATTAGACCATCCTTTCAATTGTTTCTTCAGATACGCCAACTGCACGTAAGTCTGCAATTTGCTGTTCTACGGTAGTGTACTCTTTACCGTTAGGTGTGTGTACTGTTACGATACCTGCTTCACGTAGCTTCTTAGCGGCTTCCATTTCAGCAAGCATTACTTCATAACGAGCCTGAGCAACCTTACGCTGCTGGGCACTTGTAAGACCTGTTTCAATCTCTTGACGCAGAATATCGTTGTTATAAATGTCTTCACGAAAGTATACGTCAAAGTGTGTAGCATGACGCTGTGGCAAGTAAGACTGATACGCACAAGCTGTCTTATGCGCAGGATAGTCTAGCTTAGCGGCTACCGCACGAGGACCACGAGGCATAATGTGAACACGCATCAGAGATACTTTAGGCACGCTATAGTCGTTCATGTTTGACCATGACTTAACAACAGCTTCACCTGAGCGAGCTGCTGCACGTACACGTTCGTTATGTGTCTTAGCTGCTTTCTTAAGCTGCTGTAGTTCAAAGTCACGCAAGTCTGTTACTGTAAAGCGATAGTCTTCAGTGCGTGTGATACCGTTAGTTGGATTTGTAAATTCAGCCATTGTTATTCTCCCTTAAAATAATACTGTATAGATTCGTTAAGATTATCGAGACACTGCTCGAGTATCTTTAACTCTAGTTCCATGTACATAATGTCTTCTTCGACAGTTCTCTCAGATACATGTCCCATAATTACAGAGTCTTCTAATCCCTGTATATCGCTATTTAGCTCGTTTATTGCTGCGAGCGTTCGGAACTTTGTTTCGCTTAGTTCCTTTAGCGTTTCCGCTCTTTGCTTTTTGCTTAGCACTACTTTCATCTGGTTTCTCTTTCTTCAGGTTATCTGTCCTGATGTCAAACGTGTAGATAAAGCCTTCACGTATGGCTTCTTCTTCTAAGTTAGGGTGCTGCTTATCGAATCTTTCAAATGCAGCATCTTTATTGGATGCGTTAATATGCACATGGGTAGTATCAAGCGTTTTCCATATGCGCTCGTTACCACCCTGTGTATATGTCATCTTGCTGACGTCTATACGGTATCTAGCCACGATTAGCTTCCATACCTGTACGGAACGTAAGATTAATGCGAGGACCAACGCCATGCAATGCAGGCACATCATGTGTTGATGTCATTTGTGATTCGCCATCAAAGAAGATAACGTCACCTGACTCAAGCATGAAGAAGTCATCTGTGTAGTTAATGCCGTCTGTTACAATATCAGATGTGTCTGAGAACGTTTTAATCGCGCTCTCATACTGACGCTGAACAAACAAGCGAGGTGCACCGAAGCTAATAGAGCATACGATGTCTTCAGTTGTAGGCACTGTATCAGAGTGATGCATAATGCCTGTGTTGCCATCAGGATAAAAGCCTGCTAGACAAAAGTCGTAGCTAACTTCTTTACCGATAACGTCGTGTGTTACTTGCTCAACAAGCGTTTTCATTGCAGGCATCCATGCTAGCGCATCCCATGCTTCTGGCTCCATGTGCTTACCAGCATATGTAAACGAGAAGTCACCGAAGCCACGTGACGGACGACCTTTAACTTCTGTACCGTCTTCACGAGTACGAATAACAGGCTCATCCCAGCGATCGAATACGATTTCTGGTGTTAAAGCCTTAAAGTTGCCTTTAGAGTATATAAACATTAAATAGCTCCTGTTGGTTGTTCATAGTAGTACGAGCAAGCTAATAGACAATCATCTAAGTTGCTGTACTTCTCAGTGTAAATGCTTTCTAAGAACGGATGTGGTATGTCACCGTCATCTGTCCATAGAATAATTACTTTATTTTTCATGTGTGCGAACATAAGTTCCATGGCTGTGCCAGTACCTTTGCCGCTACCACGACGGACATCAGCCAACACAACTGTGCTGTTAGCAATGTCCTGTAAGTCCATCTTAAAAATACGACGACACATAGACTGGTCGAGCGTATTGCGATCGTTAAGTTTAGTCATGTCATTATGAAAGTTAACGCGTCTTGTCGGATCGAGTGAATCAACACCGGCAAGCTGCAGAAACTTTGCGGCTTTATAACGCCACATTTTCATATGGTCTTCAGTGCAGTCTTCCATAGGACCTGCTAGATATACGTAATCTTTTCTCATAATTTCCCTTTCTACCACGGCCACCAATTATAGATGCCGTATGCGTCAATACAGGCAAACCAACAGAATAATAACATCATTGGTTTACTCTTGCGTAAATAAAATGCATATATCGATAATACAGCCATTACAAAGTATATCGGAAATGCTGTCCAGAAATACGGTTGTGGGAAGCCTGTAGCTACCGCCATCGAGGCATATATTCCCATAACCGCAACTGTCATGTCTAAATACTTTAGACGTTGTTTAATTTTCTTTATAGGCATTAGTGAACGTCAGCATAGCTGTCGCCAATAGAGCCATCGCCATCCATAATGTCTACACCGAACATCTTAGGACCTTCACGCATAGCTTCAACAGCTATCTCAAGGCCACGTTCAGCTTGATCTTCACGAATAACGAATGCGATTTCGTCGTGCATAAACAAAGTAGGATAATAGTCTAAGCCTTCTTCATCTAGCTTTTCGAATGCATAAACAAGCGCTGCTTTACATGTAATGGCTTCGAACGCTTGCAGTAAGTAGTTAAGTGCCTGGTGACCTGACTCAGGATAAACCAAGCGACCGTCAAGTGCTGGGAAGCAGCCACGGCCATATTTAGATTGTGTGCCGAAGAACACGCCATCAAGCTTTTCTTTCAGCTTTTTCAAGCCAGGAAGGCCTTTCATAAGCTTAAGTCTTGCCTCACGGCCTTTCTCACGGTTTTTAACACCGGTAGTAATCAAGCCAAGCTTTTCATCGCCTGCGCCGAAGAGCAGAGCATAAATAAAGGGTTTAGCTGTCTTACGATTTACTCCGATGATGTTTGCGTTTCGCGTGTGAACGTCTGTGCCATCTTCTGACGAACCGGCAATAACCGATTGCGTAAATTCAGGATCGCGCATGTAGTGTGCGAGCGCACGGAATTGATTACCGCTCGAGTCAGCACCGACCACTTTATAGCCAGGTTCCGCCACAAAGAGCGAACGCATATCTTTGCCGCCTGGAGCATCAACCCCAGGTATGTTAGTAACGACCTCGTGGCGGCAGCGGAATGTGGGCGTGCCGATAACCCAAGTACGAGGGTGTAGTCGCCCGTCGTTGACGTTCTTGAGCCAACCTTCTGTAACAGAACGGCGAGAGCGGAGAGTATAATACTCATCAATAAGTTTACCAATCCCAGCGCGGTCATCGAGGCGATTATCAAGAGCTTCGTCAAGTTTATTAAGACTGCTTGTAGTAAGCTTAGGGCCAGTCTGAACCCATTTGCCATTTTCCTTTTTAACGTTAAAGTCATCTGGAATCCATCCTAGTTCTAATAAGTGTTCTTTGACGTTTTCCATGTTACCCATTTAAGCGTCTTCGAATGTGATCTTAGTATAGCAGCCGCCAAGCAGCGCAGACTTATTAGCCTGAGCTTCAAATGCTTTGTAATCAACTTCACCATCTACCACTGGGTAAACAGCTAAGTGTTGTAATGCTGTCTTATAATAGTCACCGTTCTTCTTCCAAATACGGTCTTCAGGAACTTCGCCTTTATTCTTTACGCGTGTCTTTAGTTGAGGCTCGATAATAGCTTCGATTTCTTCCATACGCACACGCCATTTGTTAACAGCCATGTGTGCGCCGTGTTCATCAAACTTCCAGCCTTTCTCACGCATCTTCATTTCATAATAAGCCCACTTGTGTTCGATCTTCATGCCAAGCTTAAATAGCTCTTTCTTAGAAGCTATCTTTTGACATTCAGCAAACAAGTAAGTGTAGACTCTTTCGTTTAAGTTTACGTCTTGAATACAGTAGTGTAGCATCTCTGGCGAGTATCTATGGAACTCATGGAAGTCACCTTTCGGAAACTTAAATAGAGTACCGTAGTTGCCAAGCGAGTGACCGCCTTGACGCTTATAATCTACTAGCCAAGACAGAATAAGTGTATCGACTATCTTGGTACGATTGTAATCTGGCTCCCAGTCATACATCTGCTTAAGTGCAGGCAAGTCGTAACCATAAATGTTATGACCTGCCAGCATCTCAGCTTTATGCAAGAATGCTAAGCCATCTTTGATAGAACCGGACAGACCGGCCTTTTGTCCTTTAAGATCATCTACCGTAGCGTGATCACTAAAGACATAGACACAGCCTGTTCCGATTTCTTTCGCAACAATCATCCAGACTTCGGATAGGGTATCTAGTAACCCGTTACCCTCAATATCCCAAATCAGTTTCATGTTAACTCCTTTTCTAGCGGTAAAGCACCGCGGTTGCTACTGGCGAATCGTTTGGCACCAGTGCGTAATCAGGGTAGTGCGCATGCAAGCGAGCTAAGTACTCATCGCTAATGTCGTAACGATCGTACATGATTGCTCTGTTGCGAACACAATTCAGGAACTCAGCTGAAGCAATGATGTCGCCATTGTAATTAAAGCTAATCTTGCTAAAGTCAGTTGGGAAGTGATCTTCTAACGACCGGTATTGGTCTTCAGTGTTGTAGATCACAAACTGTACTTTCTGTTTGCCCTCGAAATTGCCTTCTAGCACAGAGACAATGTTAGCATCGCCACCAGAGTAAATGTCATGGACATCTGTTCTGTAGCTGTCGCCAAGCCGCACTAAGCGAGAGCTGTCAACGCCAGCCCATTCGCCATCTGGCTTATCGAACTTTTTGTAAAGCTCGTCTAACGCCAGTTTAACTTTCATCTCCCAGTATTCTCTGGAAGCAAAGCCTTTGTGAACTTCTACAAAAATGTCTAAGTCGTTAGCCTCACGATTGTGGTACCAGTTGCGAGGTGCACCGCCACGAATCAAGGCTTTACGAAGGCCAGAGCTGCCTTTGTTAAGCTTAAGCAGTAGTTGCTGACCAATTAGCATTTGTTGTTTAATTCTTTTCATTACTTATTCCTTTCGTTGTTAATCTCATCCATCAGTTTAATGATGTCATTATCATCAGCGGACACCGTGCCCGTGTGTATATACTTCGTAAGGCAGATAGCGTACCATGTGGCTTTACGCATATCCTGTTCGTAATCATCTTTCTTACCTGCACGCATCAGATACTTGTAGATCTGACCGAACAAGTGTGCTTCAACGCCTGACTTACCGTCAAGCATGTATTGCATCATTTCCATGTATTGCATACCAGGCACAACATCGTTATAGTGATTGCCTGAGACATAGTGCTCACGCTCATCAGCCATTTGTGTTGCTTCTGGATCTGCTGGCTCGCCAAGAGCCTCTTCTAATTGCCGACGTAAAATCGGGTCATTGCTATCTTCGACTGAATCGAAGTATTGGTTCATTACGTCAACATAATTTCTTTTGCCCATATGTTCTCCTATTATTCTATCTTCTTCTACGCCATGTTCACTTTGATCATCACCAACATATGGTCGTACTTCATTTACGTATTGTTCGAAGGTCTTGCCTTCAACGTGCCGAGCCATTGAGTACAGATAACTATGCTCTAGCTCGGCTATTTGATCATCACTAAGGTAATCAAGTGTTTTATACATTCAACTCGCCTTCCTGGACTAGCTCCATATAGTCATCGGTTGCTGTATCTGAGTTATCGCCACAGTATGCTTCTAAGTAAGCACGAACCATTGGCTGCTCATAAAACCAAGCTCTGATGTATGGAAATCCACCACCAGGGCCTTCTTCAATAAGTATTTCAGTGTGGTCAGCACCCATTGCGTTGCTGAGTTCTACTGCGTGTGCGCCGTTGTCGGCGACAAAATCTAAGTCAATATAATACATTAGTTTCTCCATTGTGATAAGTTGTATAAAAAGGAGAGCACGTTAATACTCTCCTTCTTTAACTAGTTGATTGGTGGTAACTTCTCAATTTCAGACACGCTGTCAACAAGGTCAACAACTACAGGTGCAACAGCACTATAGCTAGCGACTGCAGCGCCTTGAATGTCAGCTACCGTTAGGTCACCGGTGTAAAGCAGTGTAGCAGTAACACCGATAGCAATACCGATAATATATTTCATGTTATTAGTCCCACAAGTCGGCTGAATCAACTGCTGCCGCAGAGGCATTAGCAGATACAACTTCAGTTTCACCAACAGCTTCGAACGCAAGGCCATTGCCACCGCCAGAAGCTTTGAATTCTACAAGCTTAGTTACCTGAACAGCTTTCAACTCAACCTTAATGCCGCTACGACCAGCGAACTCATAAGGCTTTGTAAATAGCTGTACGTTGCCGATAGAACCGTTACCGATAGAAGTCGGGTCAATAGGCATAACAGCAGCATCAACTACGATAACAGGAGAGGCTGCCTCACCGGTCTTTTCGTAGATAGCTTTACGCTTCAGGTTAACAAAGTAGTAAATCCCTTCATCGTCATCAGTTGTCTTTACGTTACAACCGATCTCTTTCCATTCTTTAGCCACAGCTTTATCGCGTGAGCGAACTTGTAATTCCCACACAGGTGTACCGAAAGGTGACACAGGGTTCTTAGGATCTAGCTTTGGCCAGTGTAATTCAACATTTTTTAATACAGACATTTTATTTCCTTCTTGGTTTATATCTAGTAGTTTTATATCTATTAAAGAGGATAGGAAGCTAGCACAGCTACATATAGTGTACTATAGGTTATCCTAAGGTTATACTATAGGATATTAACTTCCAGTCCTTCTTTAACTAGCTGTATCAGCAGAAAGCGAAATCTGACTGCTGTACATGGGTTAGGTTTAGTTTGCCTCTCTTAGGCATTTTGTCTAAGCTGTTAAGCTGTGTAAGCAAATCTGTTAAAGGATCAGCTTGATAAAAGTTAACAAACTGGTTTCGAACTTCGGCGAACATGCTATGCATATTACCGATATGGCAACCGAACGAGTCGTGTACCATAGTCACTGGGTACTTAGCTGCGTTAACAACCATAGTTAAGTGACCTGCGTCGAAGCTGTGTACAACATTAGGAGCGGCACCTGACAGCTGATCTTTACGCGATAGCTTCATGTCTTCGTAACGCTGAATAGTCAGCTGCAAACGTTGACCTTGAAACGTAGCGTTTACTTGTGTCTTGGTAGGTGCTTCGTATGCTTGTACGACAGGGAAGTTTGTTACAGGTACATGCCATGACAGAAACTCGTCACGATTGTTTGCATCTTCCGCAAGTGCTCTAAATAGAGTCAGCATCTCAGCTGGTCCTTTAAGCTCACGGTAGCATGTATCGTATACGAGATCACCCATAGGCGTAACCCACATCTTCTCTTTGTAACGCATCTCGTCTGATAACTCTTTAGTATCGTCGAACATTTGTTCACGAACGCCGGCAAGCGTAACGCCATAGCCGAGAGTCACAACAGGACGCTTAACAGCTTTACGCTGCTTAGACTTTTCTTCCAGCCGAAGCCAGAAGGTTGACCATAAGCTCTTAACAAGCTCACGGTTCTCAGTACGCCATTCGATAATTTCTTTATAAATCTCATCACGCTTTTTACGACCACCAGTACAGTTCTCGTAACGAAGCTTAAGAGCTTTAATCTCATCGATTAGCCGCTGCAGTTCTTCTTTGTTTTCTTCAGGCACTTCTTCATCACGCTTCATAAGCTCTAGCCATACAGCATTAGCAATAAACATATAGATATCGCCAGGCACTGCACCTGGTTGTGTGATGTCTAAGTTTACTAGCGGCGCTGAGTTTTCATCGAGAGCAAGAGCTGTTAGGTGTTGAACGCCGTTATTAGAGCCGTCGATAAAGATAGGCAGCTTAGACATAAATGTGTCTGAAGGCTGCTCATCAACTTCTACATGCTGATAATAACGTTGCCATTCGAAAGCGCAAGCTAAGGCTGACCAGCACTTATCTGCTTCCATCCATCCACGGTTGGTCATAGGATCTTCAGCCCATGAGATAATCTCTTCAGCATTGTCTTCTACATACTTGACTCGGTCAGTAAGCGGCAGTTTGTCCTCGCCGATGCTGTTAGCAGTGTGGATAGCAAGAAAGATGTGACCCATCTCTCCGAAAGCAACTTTAGTGCTATATTGTAGTAAGCCTTTAGCGTTATCGCTTGACTGCTCGTTAAGGTAAGCAGTTCCTGGGTAGATACGACCGCGGAAGTCGCAGCTGTATCTGTGAAAGAATTCATTGTCAAGATTTGCTTCAGCCATCTTTTCAATAGCTTGTGCTTCAGTCTTCATAGACTTCTGTGCTTCTTGATTAGTCTCTTTCTCAAACTTAAATGGCGAGCTACCATCAGTCAATGCCATACACTGCTTATAAACATCGAACACTTGCTTATTAATAGTATAGCCTGTGTCTTGTAGCTTATTAAGAGCGTTAAGCACTAGCGGCGTAGCGGTTTCACTAAACTCTTTTAGCGCACCGATATTACCGTGCCTGATTAGCGTCTTGCCATCTTCATGAAAGCCTGAATGCCAATGGGCAGCAGGTGATTTCAATGGCGACTCCTCGAGCTTATCAACGTCGATAGAGTCAAGGAACACCTGATACGTACCCCAGTCTTTTACATAGATGTGATACGGTGGGTGCTTTTGTCTGCTTTTACCTCTGCTAAACGTACGCTTAGTGCCGAGAAAGTCGACGTTAGCGAACGATTCGAGTACTAGCAAACCGCCGAACAATGAGCATAAGGAGTCCTGCTCATAGTTAAACTTTTGTCTGATCTTGCGGCCGATTGTGACTGCAACATCAGCTAACGTAGTTTTCTGCTGAAGGCCTTTCAGTACAGGCATTACTGCCATATCAATAATATCTGCCTCCGTAGCTTTGACTACGCCGTCTTCGTCCGGTGTTGTAAGCTCTCTGAGCCACAACGAGTTTCGGTTGCGCTTGTTAAGCTTGGACAGAGCTCCTCCAAGATCAGCAACCATCATTTCATAAATGTCCATTATTTCTCCTAATCTTTCAGCCTTTTAATAACACAGGAAACAACATCAGCTTTGTTCCTGTAACGAGCTTCACACACTTCAATCGCATGACTGTTTTCTCGTGTTATGTCCCGATAAGCGCCTTCGGCTGAGTTAACGCCCACGGTATATGCGCCAAATGTAGCCGCAATAGCGACTAGCCACTTAGTCATTAGCCTTTCCGCCAATGGCTTTAAGCTTGCCTAACCATGTTAGTGGCTGATATGGCTTGTCTAGCTTTACTAACTCACCGTTTATAAAGCAATACATTTCGTCAACGCCTTGTAAACATTTACCATCTTGTCTTTCTAATTGAACTGTGCTAGCCAGACTGTCTTTAATTCCTTCTGGTGCATTGTAAATGTTATAGGCAAAGTAAGCCACAGCGATCAGTGCTGCAACCTTACTTACTTCGATTACTGTTCCAATTGTCTCACGAATCTTCATAATCTCTCTCTTATTATATTTTATATCGATCCGCGACCTTCTTAGCATAGCGTGACAGAACGCGGTTCATAACTTCTGACTGCCAATGATACACTGTCTCTTCATCGGCCTCAGTTAGGTTTTCATAAGCGTTAAGAGCAACGCCATTATCGTGAAAGTATTCGTCAAAGTTGTCTGTAATAGTATCGACAAGCATTGAGAATTCGTCTTCAAGAACCTCAACCATAAGATTATAGTCGGGTTTACTCGCTTCAAGCTGATCAAAGACTTCAGCCTTACGAGCTTCTATTTCTGCATTAATATCGAACGACATTTTATTATCCTCTCTTCATAATGCGATGCCATTTAGTAGCATCATCTACCCACTTCCACGCTTCGCGGTGGTATACGGACTCTGCCTCTTGTAATAAGCTGCAGGTGTGTATTGTTTCACCGTATTCAAACTCACCTGGCTTTCCTGGAATAGGATGCCAGATTTCAACTGTGTAATGCGTTTTCATTTAAGCCTCACAAACGTCTACTTCGTATTCTTCATCAAGCACGTCAAGATAGTCTGATTCAACTTCTAGCACAGCACTAATCTTATAAGTCCTAAAAGTTTTAGGCTGTTGCTGCCACTCATCGCGGTACCTATTCCATGCCGGTTCCATTACGTTTTCGCCATTTTCGTCTTTAACGTACTGAATGTGTGACATACACATAAAGCGAACCCATACGTCACCTCTAGCTTCATCAACGAACTCTGGATCGAACATTTCGATAATAGGGAATGCTGAATGGTGCAGTGGCATTGTTACAGGACGGATATAACGGTCACGCTCGCCTTGATCACTTTTAGCTGTATTACGCATTAACATCTTACGTATTTCTTTAAAGCCCATACCGTGTGTCAGCTTCTTAATGTCTGCACGAGTAAGGTCGTAATGGAACTTCATCTGATCACCATCAACGTAGCACTCTTGTGGCTCATCATGTTCAATCTCAAGAAAGCTAGGAATGCTAAACTCACTTGAATAAACTTCTTTTTCAATGCGGACTTTGCCGTCGTATGTAAATGTTTTCATTTGATTGTCTCTTTCTTCATTTCATAGTAGTTACGGTAGCTGGCTAATGAATCACCAGGCACCTTGTACTCGTCCGGCATTGCTGGCCAGGGAGCTTCGAACCTATCGAATATAAGGTTCTTAGGCGGATGCTTAAGCACATCTCTAAATTTTTCAATTGTAAGGTGATCGCCACCTTTGTCTGACTTAACAAGGAACTCTTCGCCGAGTGCCATCATTAACTCATAAGCCCACATGTAGTTAAATCCGTCGTTACGAATCCACTTACACGATGGGTGATTAATGTGCGTACACGAGTACATAAGCTCATCGAGCTCTTTATCGTGTAAACGCCAGCGCTTAATGTTACGGCCAGTTTTAGACTTCTCAACGACCTGATAGCCGTCAAGAAGCCTGTGTGCTGTACACAACATTTGTGCTGTTTCGAGTATCATCTTTACCGTGTGCTTAGGCCATATGTGTAAGCTTGCGCACACTTCAGGATCTTCGTCAAGGTAAAAGATATTCATAATTATCCTCCGAAATGGTTATCCCAATCAAAGCCAAAGAATACTTTAGCTGCTTCATAACGCTTTTCGTCAAGATAAGACCACGGACAGTCTTCTTGAAAGTCAGGATAAGCACGCAAGAAAGCTTCTTCGCTTAATTTGTCCATCTCGCCGTTCTCATACTCAATCAATCCTTCAAAGTAGTCAGGATCAAAGTCTGTTTCGCCTTCAACGAACTCTTGCAGCGATACAGTTTCACCCGTACTCCAGCTGTACATAAAGTCACAGCCTTGCTCGACAGCATACAAGTCCATAGACTCAATGCCAAGAGCTTCGCGCTCAGACCACATATAGTCAGCCAACTCTTCAGGTGGTGACCATGGTGTGTCAAAGGTAAAC